AGATATTGCTGGCTTGCAATATCCCTAACGAAGAAGTAAAGACACCATTGCTGAAGGGCGAAATACGCAATTTTTCAAAAACTCTATCTGTCTTGGAAAGTATCTTACTAAAAGCTATGTTAAACAAGTATAGCGTCAATGTTAGTTTAAAGAAAGTTCCTGATGGCCCACCAGTTGTCAATGTAGCTTTTGACCGCAAGATTCTCATCTCTAAGGTTGGCAGGAACAACGATGCTGATCGAGTTGCTGTTCAAGAGTCTCCAAATGACAAAGACTATGTTGCGCCACCAGATAAGGTCCGAGTTCACTATCGTTATGATCCAAAAGAAAGCTTTGCAGTTACTATGCCTTTCGTTCATGACTCACTGAACCTGGAAACTTCATTATACTATAAGACTTCTGTTTTAAAGTATCTTATCACTGAATCTATGAAACGTGGCGCTCCTAATGCTCTTTCTGTTTCTTATGCAGCTATGTTAGTCAATAGTCCAATTGCTGTTCCAGTAATCGTTCCAGAAGCTCGTTCTTCTAATTACAAGCACCATTTTGTTTCGCCACCCGAAATCTATGATTTCCAGTTGCGCGCAGTTATGTATGTTGAAGCTGGTTTTGACAAGGTAAATTATGTCCGTGATCTTTGTTCAATTTGCAATAAAAAGACTTTATGTAGGAAATGCGTTTGTGGCAAATTATTCTGTGCACTTGAATACTTGCGTCATTTTAACGTGTTTCCATTCACTATAAATGTTTGTTCTTGTGGTCGTGAATGTCCTATTGCCACTCCTCAAGGTGTAACCGGTGCCGAATGGGTCTATCTTGCAGGGCATATGCCTGAACCCGTTTGTGATTTAGTTGCTGAATACGCCAGACCACGTGATTTGCATTTACATCGCGATGAAATGGATAGGCGCAATTATTTGTTACCAAAAATTGCTGAAACTGCCGTGCGTTTTATAACAGGACTTCCAGTTTCTAGCGTCCAAGTTTGGGATATCACTCTAGAATCAAACTATGGCGCACATTACATGCCCGATGGTTCTGTTGGAGCTATAAAAGAGAAAACTGGTGGAAGGATAACTAAAGAAATGGTTAAGGAACAAACTGCTGCCTCGGTTTATAATTTCATTCAAAAGCTCTATGTTGCTGTCAATGATAACGACACTGGTGAATGCATTTGTCTTGTTCGTGAAAATTTTTCTAACTTCTATGTTGCATCTTTAAAACAAGAAGTTATTGCCGCTAAAAGGTATTTACATCAGCTTGATGCTAATACCTCTGAATTTCGTTGGAAGTTGAATCCAAAAGCTCGTATTTTTCAAATGGAGAGCGTTACTAGTTATCTCATTCAACGCATGTTAATTGCTCCTTTTACTCAAGTTGGAGGTTCTGACAATTGGCCAAAATGCCAACCATGCGCTATTGGAATGAAATTTACTGGAATTGCTGCTCAAAGGTTCTTTTGTGAAATGTATGACGTTGATCCTAGGTCACTTTCCAAGGCAACCAATGAAGATATGTTGCTACTGGAACGAGAAATAATGGACCGTTTCTATATCTATGAAAGTGATGCAAAAGCCTATGATATTTCACTCCTTGCTGATGTTCTTACTCATGGTGCTATTGCCGTAGTCAATCGTTATGACGTTAAAGATGATTATAGCGATACTGCTCATTATTCAAATTTGAAGACTATATTCAAATATCTTTGTGCTAGAATTGTTGAAAATGTCGCCGTGAAGGTTACTACGAGGCTTGATGGAAAAGGTTTTCATTCTCTTCTTGGAACTATGGCTAGTGGATGCTATACCACTAGTTATTTAAATACTGTTGTCAATTTGATGCACCATTTGTTCGTTTACGTTGAGTATCAAATTCAGAAGAATAAGCTTTCCGCTGATGATGCTCTTTCAATCGTTACGTCACACCTTAATTCCGGCAAAATTAGGTTTAAGATGTTTGGTGACGACGTCCTTGCTGCTCATGAGCGCATTTTATATCCCGATTGGAATAAGATCTTTTATTGTGTTAATCTTAAGAAATATACTAACGTCAATGTTCCAAAGGACGATTATGTTGAAGCTACTGGAATATTCATGACCTCTAAAACTAGGTTACCCATTGCTGAGGCAGGTATTCCAACTTTCTTAAAATTTCAACTCTTTATGTGCGACGGAAAACTTGGTTTTGCTCGTCACGATTCAAAAAGCATTCCAAAAATGTTCTTCAGCTCAGATAAAAACGTAACCCCAGTTACTTTGTTCCAACGCATAATATGCTTAATGTGGACGGCTGGGCTTAATAAGCGAACATATCATGCGTGTCTATGCGCTATAAAATCCCTGCAAAACATCGAACTCAAAGGAGTTCTTGATAATAGTTTCGATGAGTTGCTTGAAAAGTATGGTCTTGATGCTACCATATTTTCTTCTGGAATTCCTACCTATGAGCAAATTGTTAGGTTTCATATACTTGCTCCCGAGATTTGGATTCCAGGCAGGGTTCGTGGCTTCATAACATGGCCCGAAATGATTAAGTTTCCTGGCAATAAACCCCATTATTACGATCTTAATTCAACATCTGAGATGGCAGAAAGTGTTCTTCGTCAAGAAAAGTACATCTCCGAACGGGTTCGCGCAAGTCTAAGTTGATACTCTTCGCCAATGGCGTCGAAAATGACCCACAAAGTCTTAAAACTTGAATAAATCATAAAATTTTGGAATTGAC